GTGGCCTACCTGCCGCAGGACCGCGCCCCGCGCGTCTATCGCATCGACCAGTTCGTGTTGAAGCGCGACAACTACGGCCAGTTCACCGACATCATCATCCAAGAGAAGGTCTGGCCTTCGACGCTCCCCGAGGCCGTTCGCACCGCCCTTGGCGTCAAGCTCGACCCGAACACGGACGAAAAGCAGATCGATGTTTACACCGTTGTCGAACAACGGGACGGCAAGGTCACGCACTGGCAGGAGATCGAGGGCAAGGAAGTCCCCGGCTCCAAGTCCGACCCCATCCCGACCGATCAGGCTGGATGGCTCGCCCCGCGTTGGACCGTCGTTCCCGGTAGCGACTATGGCCGCAGCCACGTCACCGAATATCTCGGCGACCTCCTGTCGATGGACGACAACTACAAGGCCATCACGCAGTTCGCGGCTATCGCCTCTCGCGTCGTCACGGTCGTTAATCCGAACTCGTCGCTTGATGTCGCGGAACTCGCGGCGGCCGAATCCGGCGACTACATCTATGGCGAACCCGATACCATCCAGACGCTCGGTCTGAACAAATCGCAGGACTTTGCCGTCATCAAGGACGTGACCGCGACCATTGAGGCGCGGGTCAAAGAAGCGTTCCTCGTCGCTAACTATCGCGACGCAGAGCGTGTCACGGCCGAGGAAATCCGCAGCCAATCCGAAGAACTGGAAAACGGTTTGGGCGGCACCTTCTCGGTGCTGGCTTCCGAACTCCAACAGCCGATTGCAGCGCGTTATCTCTATGTCGCGGCACAGCGCAAACTCATCCCCGCCATCCCCGAGGGCATCCGTCCGAAGATCGTGACGGGTCTGGCCGCGCTTGGTCGGGCCGCAGAGGTGAATCGCCTCCGCACGTTCGCCGCCGACGCCATCCAAATCCTGACGCCGCAAGTCTTCGCCAGCCTCGTGAACGCACCCGCGTTCTTGAGCCGCCTTGGCAATGAACACGGCGTCTCAAGCCTCGAAACCCTCCTGAAGACGGAGGACCAAATGGCCCAAGAGCAGCAGCAAGCCATGGCGCAACAGGCCATGCAAGCCGCGACCCCGGCCATCGCGGAAGCCGCCATCGGCGCGGCGACCCAAGACCCTAACCAAGGAACTTAATGAGCCTCGAAAGCCCGGTCACAGAGACCACCTCGCCCGCACCTGACTATTCCCAGCTTCCGGCGTCGGCCTTTCCAGAGGGCGCAGACCCCTCGACCTACAAAGACTCCCTGTCGGCGCCGGAGACCCCGGCCAAGCCGGAGCGTCCCGCCCACATCTCGGAGAAATTCTGGGATGCGGAAGCGGGCACGATCCGCGTCGATGACATGGCGAAATCGTATGCGGAACTGGAAGCCAAGCTTCGGTCTCCCAAGTCCGAGGACAAGCCCGCAGACCAAGCGGACAAGCCGAACGATCTGACTATCGAACCCGCCAAGCCGGAGGCTCCGGCCGAGGCCGAGGCGAACCCGATCACGACCGCTTTCGAGTCCTTCGCCAAGCACTACGAAGACACCAAGGGCCAGCCCGCCGAGGATCAGATCGCGGAGCTTGTGAAGCTGGGCGTCCCGCAGAACACCATCGAGAACTACCTTGCTGGCATGTCGGCCCTGTCCCAACTCGCATTCCAACAGGCCCATGCGACAGCGGGCGGCCAAGACATCTTCGACGCGGCGTCGGATTGGGCTTCCAAGTCCCTGACCGCCGCCGAGATCGACAGCTACAATACCCTCGTCACGAACTCGAACACCGCCAAACAAGGCGTCGAATGGCTCGTGGCGAAATACAAGGCGGCGCATCCGTCCGAAGGCTCGTTCGTCGAGTCCACGCCGGGCGCCGCAGTCGGCGACGTGTTCCGATCCAAGTCGGAAATGGTCGCCGCCATGAAGACCGACCGATACCAGACTGACCGAGCCTATGTGGCCGAGGTCGCTGAAAAGGTCGCCCGCTCGCAAGCAGCCGGAACGCTGCTCTAAAGCACCCTTAAGACCACGCCCGCCTGCCTCCATAGAGGCTCGCCAGCGAGGCCGCACAGTTCCCAGCGCAAACCGGGAACTGACCGTCCACGGACGGGCGGCCGGTGAAAGCCCGGCCTAACCCTTTCTCCCAAATCAAAGCGGAAACATCCGGCTGCGAAGAGGCCGGTTTCGACCGCACAACCTCATGCGCCAGCGGACTCCGATTGATCGACGGGAGCCAAAAACTCTCTCTCAATCAAGGAGCCTAATGGCTAACTCCACCCCCTCGAATCCCGGCTACAAGGCCGGTGATACTGCTGGCACCAACAACCTGCTGCTCGACATCTTCGGCGGCGAGGTTCAGGCGGCCTACGAACGCATGACTATCATGCGCGACAAGCATCGCGTCTTCGCGCTGGCCAACGGCAAATCGCTGCGCTTCCCCCGCGTCGGCCGCGCAACCGCGTCCTACCACACGCCCGGCACTGAAATCGTCGGCAAGCAAATCGGCCACGACGAGATCATCCTGACCTCGGACGACAAGCTGATCTCCGACGTGTTCGTCGCCGACATCCACGAAATCCTGAACCACTTCGACATTCGCTCGGAATACGTTCGCCAACTGGCTGAAGCTCTGGCCGTCCAGTTCGACCAGAACGCCATGCGCGCTGTCGTCAAGGCTGCTCGCGCCACCGATCTGCTCGGCACCTCGGGCGGCGGCGCACCGACCCCGGTCGTGGACTCCGCTATGGCGACCGACGCCACGAAGCTGTTCGACGCCTTCTCCAAGGCCAAGGAAGCCCTCGACGGCAAGAACGTCCGCGTCGATATGGTCGATGTGTTCGGCCTCGTGAAGAACGCCCAATGGTATCTGATGGCGCGCTCGGACAAGAACCTGAACCGCGACTACAATGGCGGTGACGCTTCGCTCCGCAAGCACACGCTCGAAACCATCGACGGCATCAAGATCGTCAAGTCCAACATCGCGCCGTTCGGCAACGATGACTCGGCCAACCTCGACATCCCGGCTCGCTATCGTCTGAAGATGGGCACGACTGTCGGCGCGGTCTGGACCAAGGACGCTATCGGCACCGCCGAAGTTCAGGGTCTCTCGGTTCAAACCGAAGACCAGATCAGCAAGCAAGGCACTCTCATCCTCGCCCGTCAGATGACCGGCACCGATGTCTTCCGTGCCTCGGATGCGGTCGAACTCCGCACCGGCGCCATCCCGGCCTAACAATACATTTAAGGGTCGTCCTCTCCGTGAGGGCGGCCCTTATTTTTGTAGCCTGTGAATTGCAGAGATTGCTCGATCAAGCTCGTCGTCCCTGACACTTGGTCGCCAAGCCTCGCTGCTCGTCCAAATCGTATTTGCCGTGACTGTCACGCGGCGAAAGCACGAGCGCGATATGCCAAAAACAAAGACAGAGTAGCGAATTTACAGCGTCTATGGGCGCAGCGAAATCCTGATCGCGTCAACTCCTACAAGGGGTTTCGCCGTCAACGAATGCGCGAACTTGCCCCCGGTGCTGATCGGAATGCCATCCGCGCTTTCTACCGGCTGGCGAAGCTTTTGGAAAAGCACAACCCCGGCGTCCGCTACCACGTCGATCACATCATCCCGTTGAGCAGAGGCGGGCTACATCACCAAGACAATCTTCAGGTGATGCGGGCCGACTTTAACCTGCGGAAATCTAACAAAACCTATAGTTCCGAAGGAGATCGCGCCCATGCTGGCTGCGCCCATGACGGAACTTGAGGCCGTCAACGACATGCTGATCGGCATCGGCCAGCTTCCCGTCAACGCCATCATTCCCGAGATCGTGGACCAGTCCATCGCGCTCGGCGAACTGAACAAGGTCGTTCGCGAAGTCTGCCTCTACGGCTTCAAGTTCAACACCGATGAGGACTTCGTTCTCTCCCCCGACATCGACGGCTTTATCGCCGTCCCCACCGGCGCCCTCGACATCGACCCGATGGATAAGGCGCAGGACATCATTGTTCGAAAGCATCCATCGAAAGGCTTCGGCCTCTGGGACGCCGCGAACCTGACGTGGGTGATGGCCCTTCCGGTCAAGGTCCGCGTCAAGTGGTCGTTCACGTTCGACGCCCTGCCGGAGGCCGCCCGTGGCTACGCCGTCATCGCCGCCGGTCGCAAGTTCACCGCTCGGGTTGTGGGCGACCCAGCCGCCGACCGCTTCGGCGAAGAGGATCAGCGACGCGCTTGGCTGACGCTGCAACGCCAGCAGTCCGCCTCGGCCGACATCAACATCTTTCGCGCCAACAAGGCTCTTTCCGCATCTCTGAACCGGCGCGGCCGAGCTTGGAGGTCCGATAAGTGAGCCTCGTGACCCGCTCGCTGCCGTCCCTGCACGGGGGCGTTTCGCAGCAATCGCCGCTGGTCCGCTCGCCCGATCAACTCGAAAGCCTGACCAACGGCTGGCCGTCCATCGCGACCGGCCTGACCAAACGCGCACCTTCCGAGGTCGTCGCTCGGCTTATGCCGACCGCGCCGGAAAACGCACACGTCCACACCATCAACCGCGACACCACAGAGCAGTATGTGGTGATCGTCGCAGACGGCCAGATCAAGGTGTTCGACACACTCACCGGCCAAGAGAAGCCCGTCACCGCCCCCGGCGGCTGGGCCTACCTCTCGACCGTCGAGGACTACGGCACGGACATCTCGGCGTTCAGCGTCGCGGACTACACCTTCATCACCAATCGTCGGATGAAGTGCGCCATGGGTGCGCTGGGCGCCGACACCCAAGCTGATCCCGCCGAGCAAATCTGGCTCAACCGCCGGATCGGCACGGATGCGAACGGCGATCCCTACGCGCCGGGCAGCACCTACACCTATCCGCCTAACCCGACCGCTGGCGTCATCACCGGCACGGTGCAGCGTTTCGACAAACTGCCGCCCGTCAATCAGGGCGACACGCCCCCGCCCGAAGGCGCCATCTACCGCGTCCAAGGCGACGAGACGGGAGGCTTCATGTCCTACTACGTCGTCCGTCGCGGCGGCGTCTGGGAGGAATGCGTCAAGCCCGGACTGGTCAACGCCATCGACTACAAGACCATGCCCCACGCCCTCGTTCGTGAGGCCGATGGAAGCTTCGTCTTCGCTCCGTTCTCGTGGGCGCCCCGCCGCGTCGGCGACACGGACATCAACCCAAACCCCGGCTTCATCGGCCGCCCGATCCGCAAGGTGTTCTTCTATCAGAACCGCTTGGCCTTCCTCTACGACGAGAACTGCATCCTCTCGTGCGTCGGCGACTTCGGAAACTTCTGGCGTATGTCGCAAACCGACTATCTGGAAAGCGACGTGCTGGACGCCGGGGCGACCTCGACCAAGGTCTCGCCTCTGCTGGATGCGACCACACACAATGACGGCATCCTGCTCACGTCCGACCAAACGCAGTTCAGCCTCTCGCACGGCGAACTCGGCTTGAACGCCTCGTCCCTCGCGATCCGGCCGACGACAAACTACACCGTCAACACCGTCGCTGGCCTCGCCTCGCTCGGCTCCGAAATCTACTTCGCGGTCGAGAACAGCGGCTTCGCCAAGGTCATGGAATACACCCGGCTCGCCGGGGCGGACACGACCACGGCTTCGGACGTGACGGCGCACTGCGACCGCTACATCCCGGCGGGCGTCCACGCGCTGATCCCGGCCGATGACCTGTCGGCTCTGTTCATCCTGACGAACGGCGCCCCGAGCAAGGTCTACTGCTACAACTTCTATTGGGCCTCGTCCGACGAGAAGCTTCAGTCCGCGTGGCATGAATGGGACTTCGGACCCGGCGCCCGGATCGTCTCTGGCGCCTACCTCAAGGGAACGCTTTACCTCACGGTTCAGCGAAACGATGGCCTATGGTTGGAGAGGGTCAACCTGACCGCTGGCTCGCGCCCGGTGCAGGCGACCCATCAAATCCATCTGGATCGTCGGGCGACCGTGACCGGAACCTATCAGGCCACGCCGAACACGACGCAGTTCATCTTGCCCTATCGGCCGGTGAAAGCCCGATTCCAGATGGTTCGAGGCAACGCCTTCGCGGGCCGCCCCGAAACGCTGATCGACCCCTCGACCTACATCTGGATCACGGATAACATCGTCGAGGTTCCGGCCAGCGAGATCGCCGGGCCTGTCGTCGTCGGGGAAGGCTACGAGTTCGCGTTCGAGTTCTCGACCCAATACATGCGGACCCAGCGCGGAGAGGCCATCACGACCGGCCGAACCACGCTTCGCACCTTCACCCTGAACTTCGTGGACACCGCCTACTTCAAGACATCGGTCGCGCCCTATGGCGTCAATCCGAATGTCGAGGAAATCCTGCCGTCCAAACTCTCGCAGTTCACCGGCAAGACCGTGGGCGCCGCCAGCTTCCGTCTGAACACGCCAGCCTATGCGACCGGCTCACACCGCTTTCAGGTCTACGGCCAGAACACGGCGACCCGCATCCGCATCGTGAACGACACCTACGCCGCCTCGACATTCGTCGCGGCCGAGTGGGAAGCTAACTACTACAACCGTTCCAGAACCTGACCGCTTACGGGCGGTCAGGCCCTTTCCCCATGATCGAATTCCACGACCTCGCCGATGTCTCGGGCGAACAGATTCACGACTGGCTCGACGCCATTGCGAACAACCTTCGGCCCGCCGACTACGACGAGATCAAAGCGACCAATCCGCTCCTGACCATCGGCGATCCAGACCCTCTTCTGGTCCTCACCATGTCGGTCATGAACAGCTTGGACGCTTGGGTCATCACCGACGACGGCGAGGCCATCGCCGTCTACGGCGTCGGGCCTTCGGACGAAGCCGGTTCAGGCATCGTGTGGATGCTCGGGACGCCCGGCATGGAGAGGCCCAGAGCCAAGATCGCCATCGGTCGCGAGACCTATGCCGTGATCAAACGCTGGCACGGGCGTTGGCCGCGTCTCTTCAATCACGTCGATGCTCGCAACAGCATGAGCATTTTCTGGCTCTTTCGGGCCGGGTTCGAGATCGAGGACGTCGATCTGACCCATGGCCGCGAGAGCCGCCCATTCTACCTCATCAGCAGCATTCAGGAGGGACCAATCCATCTGTGATCCCGTGACTATCATGACGACCATCGCCGTCGTCGGGGCCGCGACCGAGACCATCGGTCAAATGCAGTCCGCCAAGGCGCAGCAGAAGGCTATCGACGCCCAGCTTGCCACCACCCAGCAGGAAATTCGGGTCGCCCAGACCGCCGAACTGAACGAGCGTCAGCGCGTCGCTCGCAAGGAGCAGGCCCGCATCAAGGTCGCCGCCGGTGAAGCCGGTCTAAATATCGGTGGAAGCGTCGAAGCTCTCCTGAAGGACAGCCTCATGCAGAACCAACTTTCCGCCGAACGCACAAACCTCAACGCAGAGTCCCAGCAGCGCGCAGCCGCCGCAGAAGCCAACTCCATGTCCAGCCGCATCCAGTCGCCGACCATCCTCGGCGCGGGTCTCCGCATCGCTACGGCGGGCGCCCAAGGATACTACGGCGGCAAGAGCATCCAGCTTCAGCAGAGCGCAGCAGCCAAGGGGCCGAACTGATCCATGGCCGACCTTTCCAGACAATCCCAGCGTCGCACGACGCAAGACCGCATCACCAACAACCGCGATGCGATCCTCCCCACCCGCCGCGAAGATCGGGTTGACCCGGTTCGCGTCAACGCCTCGATGCGCGACGCACAGCGGGGCAACAATCTTGACGAACTTCGCCGGTTCTTCGGTCAGGCCCAAGACACGGCCGAAGCCTATTTTAGAAACGACATCGCCCAGACGGCGAAGCGAGCGGAAGGCGAATACGCACAGGGCATGACCGACGCCTTGGGCGGCGTCGAAATGGACCCGGCCAAGGCCGAGGCCACCGCCTACCAACGCGCCTACTACAGCGTGACGGCCTCGAACCGACAGACGAAGTTCGAGACGGAGACGACCCAAGGTCTGGACGATCTGATCCAGAGCGGGGCGACCGTCGAAGAGATCGAAACCTACATGCAGGAGCGATCATCGACCTTCATCGGCGAGGTCTCCGACCTGTTCGAAAGCCCCGAAGTCCGCCTCCAAGTCGGACAGCGGATGCAGCGTTGGTCGAATGACGTGAACGCTCGCGCTTCCGGCGTCCTGCAAGAGCGCACCGACCGCGAAATGCTGGATATGACCACGGGCGAAGTGCAAGCCGCACTCGGCCGGGGTGAAGGCATCGACCTGCTCGGCACAGTCGGGCGGCTCAAAGAGGCTGGCCTTGATGGCGTCGCCGTGCAGGAAGAGGTCGTCAACGCGGTCGTGGCCTACGCCACCCAGACCGGCGATCTAACCGGCCTTTACTCGCTGCTCGACACGCGCCGCCCGGAGGATGTCGCGGCCGAGATCGAAGTGGCCCGCGCCGACGCGAACAGCGCAGTGATCGAAGGCAGTCCATTGCCGTCCGTCACGGCCGAACCCGCACCCGCACCGGCTGCTTCCGCCGCCCCGGCATCGACCTACATCATGCCACTTGAAGGCCGTGTCACATCCGGCTTGGGCGCCCGACGCGCACCCCTTCGCGGGGCTTCTACCGATCACGGCGGCATCGACATCGCGGTTCCGATTGGGACGCCGGTCGTCGCACCGGCGGATGGCGTAGTTGAGTTCGCTGGCCCGCGCGGTCGTGGCGGCAACACCGTCCTGATCCGTCACGCAGACGGACGTGTCACAGGCTACGCCCACCTCGACAGCATCAACGTCAAGGCGGGAGATCGCGTCACGCAGGGCACGGCCTTCGCCGCTTCCGGCAACACCGGGAACTCGACCGGCCCGCACCTTCACTTCTCGGCTCGCGACGCACAGGGCCGACGCATCGACCCTCGCTCCATCGTCGGCCAGCCAGCACAAAACGCGACGCCTGATCCCTCGGCTCCGGCCGTGGAAATGGCGGATGCAGACACCCCGGCACAACGGCGCGCTCGCGCACCCGGCGCGTCGGTCCTGACCCCGGCCCAGCAAATCCGCGTCCTAAATGCGATTGAGGGCGTCGAGGCCGACACCGAACGTCGCACCGAAAAGGCGCGTGTCGAGGCCAAGGACGATCTGACCATCGACCTCTACAACCGCTCGCTTCGCGGCGAGAACGTGGACGAGGCGATCCAGACCGCAGCGGCCAACGGCGTTCTCGAACCGGGCGAAGCCATGACCATGCGCGGCGCCTTCCGCAGCCTCCGCAACGATGTTGCGGACGGCGAGGCAAACGAGGATTTGACCCTCAACTACGCCAGCCGCTTCGCGGTTGCCGAACCCAACTACGCCAGCATCGGCGCCCAAGCTGACCGCGACTATAACGCGGGACGTTTTGGGACCGGCCGCAATGCGACCCGCGCCTATTTGGCGGTCAAGGAACGTGTGGCGGCTGGCTCGCGTCAGTCGGCCAGCATCCCGCCGGAGGAACGACGCACAGCGACGGTCGCCCGATCATATGTCGGTTCGGCCCTCGGCGAACTGGTTGGCGAAGCCCCTCCACCTGATCGCCGCCGTCTCGGAGCGGACGCTCTGATCGAATGGGAACGCCGTGTCGCCGGAGGCAAGGCCCCGATGGCGGCGGCCGACGAGATCATTGCCGAATACACACCCCGATTCACACGACGCTCGACGGCTACGGCCGATGGCAACACCCGCGCCCCCGGCGCGACCCGCGCTCCCGGCTCCACCCAGACCGCCCGCGCGGGCGGTGTCACGCGCGTCGATAGGAATGGAAACATCATCCAAGGAGACTAATGGCATCCACCCGCTTCACCGGCCCTGACGGGCACGTTTTCGAGTTCGAGGACGGCACCCCCGAACACGTCCGTCGCGCCTTCATTCAACGCCACTACGGCACGTCCGCAGAACAGACCAACAGCCGCCGCTCGGCGGCTGTTTCCCTCTCGGCTCCCAAGGATAAGCGCAGCCTCGGCGAACGCCTCGGCGACGTGTTCTCCAACACCGTGAACACCGGCTTCATCGCCGAGGGCTGGCGAGCGGGTCTGGATGACACCGCCGACTACATCGAGGCCGCCCAGCGCGGCGATCACAAAGCGGCGTTGAAGGTCAACGACCGCTTCACGCTCAACCCGATCCGCCTCGTGTCTCGCCTCTACAACTCGGGTGGCGTCCTGACCGACATGACCCAAAACACGCAGGACACTCGCGAGGCCGCTGACGATTGGGTCAGCCGTGAGCGCGCCCGTCGTCAGGAGTTCGCTCAAGCCTCCCGTGACGATCCGTTTTGGCAAGCTGAAGGCGGCATTGTCGGCAAGACGCTCCACGGCGGCGCCGCTCTGCTCGGCACCCTCGGCGGTGCGGCTCTTGACCCCACCTCCTACATCACGGGCGGCACATCCATCGGAGCCAAGATCGCGGTTCAGGCCACTGTCGCGGGCGCCGTGGACCTGCTCGCCCAGACAGACGCCACGGGCCTGACGCAAGATCGCTACGATGTTCTGCAAACCGTCCTGTCGGCCGGTGCTGGCGCGGCCTTCACGGGCGCCTTTGAAGGCGCCGGAGCCTTGCTGAAGGGACGTGGAAACGTCCGCGCTCGCATCGACGCCGACCTTCGCTCCGAACCTGTGAACCTGTCGCAGACCTTCCGCGACGAACTGGACACGGCCGATGCGATCTCGCTCCCGGCTTTGACGCGGGATGACTGGACCTTCCGACCGACCCAACAGGGTCCGGTCTCGGCCCTGCCGATGCGCGTCGAGGCGCCCCGTGCTGAACGCATGGACGGACCTCGTGTGGACGGCGCCGACGCTGGCCCGGACATTAAGCCGGAATGGACGAAGGGCATGTCGCCCGAACGGCTCAAGGCCGTGACCGAACACCTCGACCGCCTCAAGGCTTTTATCAAGCCGGATCAGGTCGAACGGTTCGTGCGCTGGGCTGGCAAGGAAGACGTGAACATCACGGACGACCCGTCTCCACATTGGAACCAAGAGATTTTCGACTTCGACAAGCTGGCGAACGAGCCGGAGAAATTCGAGGAAATCGTCGGCGTGATGGCCCAGATTTTCAAGCCGCTCTACGATGCGGCCGGAGACGCCAAGCAGACTTGGAAATCCGTTCGCGACCGTCAGGCCGCGTTCGGCGTGACCGTTTCTGACGTGGTGAAAGCACACAGCGACATCACCGGCGACAACGGCATCGCGGCCAAGATGCACGCTTTGGAGACAATTTCGATCCAGCACACTGACCATCTTGTGACCAAGATGGCCGCGCTGGAGAAATCGCTGAACGGCGGGGACATCAACTCCGGCCTAATCGGCGACGTTGCCGCCCAACTACAAGCGACAGTGATGTTCGACGCCATGGCGGCGGGCGCCAAATCCGAGATCGGTCGCGCGCTCAACATCATGAAGATGGCAAAGCAGCGGACCCGCATCCTCAACGACATTCAAGGTCAGATGGACCTCATGGCCGATGCGCTCGGCACGGGCGATCTGGACCCGAAGTCGCTGGCCGAAGCTCTCAAGAAACTGCGCGAAGCCTACGGTTCCGGCGGCGAACGCGCCCTCAAAGACGAACTCCGCAAAGGGCGTCACATGGGGTTTGGCGACTACCTATCTTACTACATCGTGGCTGGCTATCTGACGACGCCCGCTACCGCTGTCCGCAACGCAGTCGGCTCCGTCCTTCACGCGAGCATGACAGTCGGCGAACGCTACATCGCGGCGGGCATCACCAGCCCGCTCCGTCGTGGCCTCGGGGGGAAACGCACTTCGGCCGAAGGCGTGACCTTCCGTGAAGCCAACGCCTACCTCTTCGGCATCCACCAGTCATTCGTCGATGCGACGAAGGCCGGGTTCAAAGCCTTCGTCCACGCGGCGCCCCAGACGGACATCGAAACGAGCGTCGGTCGCTACGCCATGGCCCAGCCTTTCGAGTTCAACGCCGAGCGGGCGGCCAAATGGAAGAAGGGCGGCCTCATGGTCATCCCCGACATGGCGATGACCGGGCTGTTCGGAACCCTCCGCACCCTTGGCATTCGACCGTCCCTCGGGATGGACGAGTTCACCAAGGTCATGACGCGCCGGATGCAGATCAACGCACTGGCCGCTCGCGAAGCGTCCTATCGTTCGGCCCGACTGCGCGGCAAGGAAGCGGATCGCGTCTACGCCAAGACCCTCGACGCCGTGACGCAGCGGCCGACCGCAGAAGCTTTCGTGCGGGCGAAGAACGAGTTCGAGGCGGTCGGCGCAGACTATGACCCGGCCAAATCCTACGCTGGCGACACCCGTCTTGAGGACGCCGCCGACGTTCTGGCGTCTGTCGATTTGCATGAAATGGCGAACGACTATGCGCGGCTGATGGCCTTCCAAAAGACCGGCCCTGCCGTCGAGGCTTTTGAGAAGGCGATGAAATACATCCCAATCGTGAAGGCACTCTACGTCCCGTTCCTCCGCACTCCGCTCAATCTGGTGCGCGCTGGCATGGTGGACCGCAACCCGGCTCTGGCATGGATCACGAAAGAGAACCGGGCGGCGTTCAAGACCTACTTTGCCGCGCTCGACGGACAGGAAAAAGCCCTGTCACGCGGAGGCGCAGAAGCCGACATCGTGATGGCTCGTATGGTCAGCGGCATGGCCCTCATGGGGACGGCCGCCATGCTGTTCGCCAACGGCGATCTCGTCGGCAAGCGCAGCCCGGCTGAAGAACAGGACGGCATCAAATCCTATTCGATCCGCCTCGGGGGCCGCTGGTATCAATACAGCACCCTGTCGCCGGTCGCGGAAATGATCGGCATTACGGCCGACCTCTATCAGACCATGCGTGACCGCGATCTCGCCGACGACCAATCGACCGCTCTGGCGGGCGGGGTCATGGGCGCGATCATGAACAACATCGTCAACAAGGCCGCGCTGCAAGGCGTCGGGGATTTCTTCGACCTGCTGGACCCGTCGTTCTCCAACACGGAATCCTCTCGCGGCGAGGCGATCACAAAGGCCGCGTTCAAGAAGCTGGGCGACTCCCTTGTCCCGGCCATCGTCCGCAACACGGCACAGGCTCAAGACCCGGTAATGCGCGAGGCGTCGGAATTCCTCGACTACTTCGCGCGCAACATTCCGATGTTGTCGGACAGTCTGCCCGAACGTCGGGACTGGCTCGGCCTTCCCATCGTCCGCAAGGACAAGGACGGCGGCTTCATCGAAGCTCTGGTCCAACCGCTCCGCGTGTCGGAACGGGAGGACGACATGGTGCGTCTGGAAATCTCGGCTCTCGCCCAAAACGATCCCGACCTGCTGATGGCGACCCGCCCCGCCGCTCGCTTCAACGGCCAGAAGATCACGCCGAAAGAACATGCCCGCGTTCTGGCGATCCAAGGTCAGGAGTGGCGCGATCCGTCCACCGGCCTGAACATGCATGAAGCCTTGGCTGAACTCGTGAACAGCGAGGACTACGCCAGCTACAGCGACCCGCGTCGCGCCCAATCCATCAAGGACACCGTGTCCCGCTACCGCCGACTGGCGACGGCGGCGATCAAGCGCGGCGACTATCCCGACATGGACCCGATGCTCGACCGCACCGGCACCGCACAGGCGCAGGACATGGGCGAGAAGAAGGGTTGGGAGCCATACCGGATCGAGAACAAGGCCCGGTCCTACGGCGTCTCGGATGATGCTCTCGCGAACATCATGAGCTTCGGCGCCGACTAAAACACCCAAGATAATCCACCCGGATCAGCCCGGTCGCTTCCAGCGGCCGGGCCTTTCGGCGTGGCTCAACGAAAGGATCAATGAGCTACCAAACCCGCGTCATCTACAACGTCGGGGAAGGCCAGCGCGAGTTCGACCTCGCCATTCCCTACCTCGACAAGACCCACATCAAGGTCACGCTCAACGGCTCCGCGCCGTTCTTCGAATGGGTCTCCGATAGCCGCATTCGGCTAACCTACCCGGCGATCACGAACAGCATCCTCAAGATCAGCCGAGTCACGCCGATCTCGGCCGCAGCCGTCGAGTTCCAGAACGGCGCCACCCTGACGAAAGAGGAACTGAACCGCGCCGTTCAACAGCTTCTCTACCGGCTCCAAGAGCAAGACGACTTCCTGAACGACAGCCTTGACCGCGCGATGGTCAGGCTTGGGGATCACCTCGGCGTCGTCACTACGCCCGACGCCATCGTGGACGAACTGATCCTGACCTCGGAAATGGGAGACGGTGCGCTCAACCGTTTCCGAGACGCCCTCGCCAGCATCGACCTTTCGGCCGAACGCATTCTCGAACAGTCGTTCCAGCTTACCGATCAGGCATTCCGAACCGACACCCTCGACGGGATCGTGGCGAACACGACGGCCCGCACCGACAGCCTCGAACTTCGCGTCGATACGATCACCGATCTGGTGGACTCGCTCGTCAACTTTGAGGACGGGACAGGGATTGCCACGGTCATCCAGAACGAGGCGCAAGAGCGCGTCTCTGGCGATACCGCTCTGGCATCGACCCTCGCTCTCATCGGGGCAAGGAATGGCGCAAACAACGCCTTCCTGCTGGACCTGAACACCGTCCGGGTCTCCGGCACAGAGAGCCTTGCACAACGCCTGTCGGCGATCACCGCCAAGGCCGACGACAACGCCGCCAAGATCATCACGGAATCGACGACGAGGGCGACCGCGATCTCGGCGGAAGCTGCCAAGATCGATGTTCTCATTGCGTGGGCGAACGGCTTTGATTCAAGCATCACGGCCGAGCAAATCGCACGGTCGAACGCCGATGGCGCGCTGGCTCAAACCCTGTCGCTGCTGGGCGCCAAGAACGCCAACAACACCGCCTTCCTGCTGGACCTCAACAAGGTTCTCGTCGGCCCCACGGAGTCCTTCACCCAACGCCTGAACCAGATGGTGGCGACGGCCGGGACCAATGCACAGGCCCTCGTCACGAGCGAGGCGACCACGCGGGCCAGCCAAGACCAATCTCTGTCCCAACGCATTGATAGCGTCGGAGCGAAGACTGACGACAACTCCGCCGCCATCGCGACCGAAGTCACGGCCCGGACCAATGCGGTGTCCGCAGAAGCGGCGCAGCGAACGGCTTTGGCGACGAAGATCGCCGGTGACATCGCAGCGGCGGTCCTGACCGAAACGAACGCTCGCGTTGCGGCCGATCAGGCGGAAGCTCAAGCTCGTCAATCGCTGGCCGTTCAGGTCGGTCAGAACTCGACGGCCATTCAAAACGAGGCCACGGCTCGGGCAACCGCAGACGGGGCTATCGCCCAACAGTTCGCTGTCCTTGGCGCCTTCCGCAACAATCAGTCCGTCTTCACGCTGGACCTCAATCGGGTTGAAGTCGGGCCGGGCTGGACGCTCGGCACTCGCCTGTCTGGCATCGACACATCCATCGGAAACGTCTCGGCCTCCGTGGTCGATGAACGCACCGCACGGATCAACGCGGACAGCGCGCTCTCGCAGTCCATCCAGAATGTGCAGAACACGGTCGGAGCGCACACGGCGTCGATCACCACGCTTTCGGAGGTTACGAACGGCCTGAACGCCCGATGGAGCATTGCCCTCAACTCGAATGGCCACATCACCGGGATCACAGCGAACAACAACGGTTCGTTTGGATCACTGGCTTTCGTCGCTGACGAGATGTCGTTTGTCGCCCCCGGCGGCGGATCGCCGGTCAAGATCATGTCGCTGGTCAACGGCCGGGTTCGCTTCAACTCGAACGTCGAAATCTACGGCGACCTTCTTGTCACTGGCTCGATCAATCACACGCGACTGGTCAACAACACCGTCAGCAACACCGAAGCCGCCTACAACGCGGCCACGATCACGCTCAACAACACCACGCCGACCCGCATTCACGGCGTCTGGATCGGGGTCGAAAAGGCAGACAGCCCAATCGACATCGACTTCAACGCCTATGGGACATTCACCCACAATGCGAGCGGGTCATTCGTGGCCGTCGTCCAGCTTGTGCGTTCGCGCGGCGAGACCGGCGGGACCGTCATTCAGACGGTGCAACTCAACGGCTCCGGCATGGCGAACGACACATGGCAGGGCGCGCTTCCCATGAAGTATCTCGACCGCCCCGGCGAGGGTGGGAACTGGCACTACTACGTCCAAGTCTACTTCACTTCGAACATGTCTACGCAGGTCGTCACGGCCCGTTACGGCAAGGTGACGGAGATGAAGAACAACACCTCGACCCTCGGCGGCGGAACAGGCTCCGGCGGCGGCGTGGGATCAGGTGGCGGCTCATCCGGTGGCGGTGGCGGCGGTGGCGGTGGCGGGATCGACCCTTACGATCCGGGCGGCGGCGGCTACACCGACCAACCCATCATGACCTGACCAAGAGACCGGCCTTAACGGGCCGGTCTCACGGCTAAATATCACTACCCCTTCAACTTATTCAGGAGACGCATGTCCCAGACCCCAACCGCTGCGGAGCAGTATCAGAACCTCGTCACTCAAGAAGCCGGTCTGCTGACCGCGAAGGCTCGCCTTCTCGAACAACTTGAGACGACCAACGCCCAACTGACCGCCGTTCGCGCCGCGCTTCAAGGCGCCCAACTCGGCTTCACCGTCGCACAGGAAGCCGTCGATAAACCGGCTCCGACCGACACCGAAGCGGCTCCTGAAAAGGAGTAAGGTCGAATGAGCGGGCTGACGATCACCACTCTCGCCCAGCAAGTCCAAGTCCTCCTTGATAAGACGAAGCAGCAGAACTCGAATCTCGCTGCTTGGCTGGGCGGGTCCGCCACGGGTGGACCCAACAATGACGGCCGCTATCCCTTCGTGGATTTGAGCGGTCACGAAATCCTCGTTCCATCGCCCGCATCGTTCAGCGACATGACCTCCGGCCCGGCGGCACAAGCCTCCGTCGCCAAGGTCGCGGCCGAACTCGCGCGCGATCTGGCGCAAGGTCACGCCGACCGGGCAGACGCCCAGCGCATCCTTTCGGAAGCGGCTCGCGGCGCGGCGGTGGAAGCACGAAACCTCGCGCAACAACATCGAAGCCACGCGGGCACGAGCGAGGCGAACGCCCGCTATTGGGCCGAACTGGCGCAAGGCTCGGGTCAGTCCACATCGCAGGATCGCGAGATCGTCGAACAGCTTGCAGAGCAGGTTTCTGATGACGCTGCGCTTGCGACGCAGAAAGCTACCGCAGCCGAAGCCTCGGCCGCGCTCGCGGCGACGTTCGATCCCAACCTGTTCGACAAGAAATCGGACACGCTGGCGGCGTCGCGTCTTGAAGGCATGATCGACCCGGCGCGCATCCCGGTTCTCGTCGGTCAGACCCCCGTCGTCTCGACTGGCGGCATCGCCAACCTGACGACCGCGCAACAGAACGGCATCCGACCCGGAACGCTGGTCGCGACCATGGACGGCCGCCGCTGGGTCTACAGCGGATCGGGCGCCAAGAACGTCGAAGCAAACTACATCGAGCAAGGCGACGTAACGCCGGTTTGGGCCGTCATCGCGGACAAGCCGTCGTTCTTCCCCTCGAACATCGTCAACGTCGCGGGGCTGCAATCAGCCTTGGACGGCAAATCGAACACGGGCCACGGCCATGGCATCGCCGATGTTGCGAACCTTCAGGCGGCTCTCGACGCTCGCGCCCTGACCGGCCACGTCCATGCGTGGACTACCATTACTGATCGCCCGACGATCTTCCCGACCGACATCGCCAACGTCAGCGGCCTACAGGCTGCATTGAACGGCAAGAGCAGCCTTACCGGCGGAAACTCGTGGAACGGCGGACAGACGTTCAATGGCGGGATCACCGTCAAAGATAGTCTGACCATGACCGGCGCAGACCCGTATCTTCGACGGGACAGCAACTCTGCGGCATGGGTCATCGCAGGGGGGCAAGGCTGGACCGACACTGGTGCCGTCATCGTCCTGCACGGCAAGAACCATCCGGCTCGTCCGGGCGATATGCTGCTCTACGGCGTCGATGGGAACGCGACATCCAACCTTCAGATGGATGGCTGGAAGACCATCACCATGAACCGTCGCCCCACCTTCGCGGGCGCAACGCCATGGGACAGTTCGAACCTCGGCAATCCGGCGGTCAGGAACGGCTACAACGAGTTCCAGTCGGCCCAAGTTTTCGCCAATGGCGGTCGCCAAATTCGCCTGAAAACGAATGCGGGTTCGGCGGTGAATTACGGTCTGCTGCACCATATGGACGCCGACAACTACTACTGGCTGCTGACCAACCAGAACGATGCAGACGGTGAGTTCAACGGCTTGCGACCTCTACGCATGTCGCTGGCGTCGGGCGACATCTACCTTGACCGTCACCTGACGACACAGAAGGAGCTTCACGCCTACGGCGACACGCATTTGCCAAGCTATACCCGCCTCTGGGATCGCGGCGAGACGGGCTACACAGTTCTGGAATATCGCCGACAAGCATCAGGGGCTGTGATTGGCGCGCACACCTTCGTCAGCGGTTCGAACGACAACACGAACTATACCGTTTCTGTCTTCAAGAATGGCAATACCAACGACCGCTCCGATCTGATCCTCGACTACAACGGCGGCTTTAGCTGGCGTGGGCGGCCCGTTTACACTGGATGGAACTTCAACCCTGACGACAAGATTAGCTGGAACGCCGCTAATTGGGACGGAGGGCCATACACGATTGTCCGCCGGAACGGTGACGGAGGAACCACTCTCACAGGCCGTCTTCACGCCTATTCACAGACCGCAACGAACGATGTCTGGAACGGCGGGATGGAAATCCAAGAAGTTCAGAACGTCGGAAATACCCAATCCGGCCATGCCTATGCTCCGGCCCTGACCTTCCACTGGAAAAACGTATGCGCCCGCTCCCTGTGGATGGGTTCGGATGCTTGGCTCTACGTTGGGGTCCAAGGCGACAAGTCGAACCTCGGCAACCTCGGGGTTAACCGCATTTCGTCGGACGGCAACGAACTTTGGCTTCAAAAAGCCAAGGTCACGAAGCTGAAAATCCACGAATACGGCATCAACGCCATCGGCAACTGCGACGTGGATGGGGGTGTCTACATCCGATCCAACGCCCCGACGATCACCTTCCAAGACAGCGATCACCGCTCGGCGATGATCCACGTCAACAGCAATCGATTCTATGTCCTCCGAGGATCAGGCACGAACTCGACGGGCTGGGAGAGCACCGGCAGTGGATGGCCTTTGGAAATCAACCTCGACAACAATGACGCCTACTTCGGGGGTCAAATCTACGGCGGCAACAACTGTTGGTTCCGAGTCCGAGGCTCCGGCAACGGCATCTATTGGGAAAACCATGGCGGCGGCCTCCACATGTCCGACAACGATTGGGTTCGCGTCTACAACGGCAAGAACTTCTATTGCTCGGCACAAGTCCGCGCCAACACCGTCGTCGGCGAATCCGATAGGCGCCTTAAGACGAACATCGCTCCGATCACCGATGCAATGTCGAAGGTCCGCGCCCTTGAAGGCGTGACGTTTGACTGGATTGCGTCGGGCATGGCCTCGCTGGGCTTCATCGCCCAAGACCTTGAGACCGTTCTACCAACCCTCGTGACCGAGGACGCGGACGGTATCAAGGGTGTGCAATACGGTCCCGTCGTGGCCTTGCTCGTCGAGGCTCTGAAAGACGCCGACGCCCGGATCGCGGTCTTGGAAGGGAGAGTCTAATGGCTCTCCCAACTTCCGGGTCAATCAGCATCGACCAAATCAAAGCCGAACTTGGGATCACGGGCGAACTGTCGCTGATGGATCAAAGAGTTCGCGATCTGGCTGGCATCCAATCTGGATCGCTGACGCTCCCAAATGATTTCTGGGGCAAGTCTGCCCGAACTGTTCGCCTCATAATCACCGGCTACGAGCAGGTGCAGATGGGGTTCGGCGACTGGAACCGTCAGCAATACGACCGGATCACGTTCGGGATTTCGGTGACGCCCTATCTCGCCCCCACTTCCTATTCGTGGGGCGGGGATGCTTACGGCAGCGGGGCGTCTGCGACGTTCACAGGGCCGACCTATTCGCCCATGGGCTTCACCTACCAAGCCTTCGGGCAAGCCTACTGTTCGGTCGTCGTCGGCGGTCGCAACTACGAACTCACGCTCGACTTCCAATACACGGCTGGCGACGCGATCTAATCCTCTCACCCACAATCGAAAGGTCTAATGGACCCCACTCACAACACATCGAACTTCGACCCAGCCTTGGTGCTGATCCTCGGTGAAATCAAAGGCCAGCTTGGCACCTACATGAAGTTCATGGAGACCTTGCAGGGAAAGCACGACAACCTCGAAACACGCACCCGCGCACTCGAAAATGCGAAGTTCTGGCTCATGGGCGCCGCCGCTGCGCTCGGCGGTCTGGCGGGCTTCGTCGTGGACCTCTTCAAGTCATGACCGACCGCGCCACCGAAAAGGCGATGGACCAGCTTCATGCCACCGTCGCTCTCCTGCTATCGAACGAACTCTCCCGCGCCTGCATCCGCGCCGAAGAGAACCCAAGCGACCCCAGCAAAGCGATCTCGCCTCAACTGATCGCCCAAGCCATCAAGTTCCTGAAGGACAACGGTGTCGCAGCCTCGGCGACATCGCCACGCTTCGACGACCTCACGGCCAGACTCGCCGACATCGACCTTGAAGATGAGGTGCTGTCGGGGATGACGCCGCAATAACCCAAGCCCCTCGCAGACCGACCGCTCGCCTTCACCGGCGGGCGGTTGGGTCATGCCATGACTGATTGAAACAACGCCCCGAAACGCCCCGCGAAAAGCTCCAGCGATCCTTCATCAACTTCGTCCGCTACGTCTGGCGATACGTCCTCGGCCTCCCCAAGCCGACCCGCATTCAAGAGGACATCGCCCGCTACCTCGAAAGCGGCCCGACCCGCCGCGCCATCGAGGCCCTTCGCGGGATCGGCAAGTCCTTCATCACTTGCGCCTATGTCGTCTGGTGTCTGTGGCGCGATCCGCAGAAGACCGTCCTGATCGTCTCGGCCGGTGAAAGCGGCGCCGCAGACAACGCCAACCTAATTAAGTCGATCATCTTCCACGAGGCGGGCGATCAGCTATGGGCCGAACTGCGCCCCGGCCGCGATCAGCGATCCTCGACGCTGGCGTTCGATGTCGGCCCGGCCAAGTCGAACAAGCAGCCCTCGGTCAAATGCCTCGGCATCACCGGCCAACTGGCGGGCAACCGTGCCGACATCCTGATCGGCGACGACGTTGAGAACCAGCGCAACTCCGCAACCGAGGATCAACGCGACAAGCTGCGCCACGCCACGTCCGAGTTCGGCAAGATCATCAAGCCGCTCGACACCTCCGAGATCATCTACCTCGGGACGCCGCAGACCGAAGAGTCGATCTACAATGACCTTCCCAAACGCGGCTACGACATCCGCGTCTGGCCCGCGCGCTACCCTCTGAAATCCAAGCTCCCGAACTACGGCGACACCCTCGCACCGCTGCTCCGGGCTGACATCGAAAAATGCGGGACGCTCTGTGATCCCACGGGCCTGTCGCTTCTGGGCGGCGCCCCGACCGACCCTGACCGCTTCACCGACGCCAAGCTGCTCGAAAGCGAGATGGACGGCACGGCGGCCGAGTTCATGTTGCAGATGATGTTGGACACGTCGCTGTCTGACGCCGAGCGGTTCCCGCTCAAGACCTCCGACCTGATCGTCATGAACGTCGATAAGAGTCGGGCGCCGGTCGCACTCTCCTACACGTCCGCCGACGATAAGCAGATCAAGGACGTGATGCTCCCGAACGTCGGCTTCACCGGCGACAGGTTCTTCTCACCCTTCAACGTCAGCGAACATTGGGCCGACTACACCGGCAGCGTCATGCACATCGACCCCTCGGGCACGGGTGCGGACGAGACGGCGTTCGTCGTCACCAAGTTCCTCAACGGCAAAGTCTTCGTCACAAAGTGGGGCGGCGTCGCCGGTGACGGCGGCTCGCCCGAAACCCTGTCCAAGCTTGCGACCATCGCGGCCGAACAAGAGGTCCGCGCCGTCATCGTGGAAGACAACTTCTCGGACGGCATGTTCCGCCGACTGCTGACCCCAATCCTGCTCGCCAAACACACCTCGAAATGGCGGTGCGGCATCGAGGGCGTGAAGGTCCACGGCATGAAAGAGCGGCGCATCGTCGGCGCGCTTGAGCCGGTGATGAAGCAACACCGTCTGGTCATCGACCGAGAGGTTCTGAAACTGGACCTCGCCGTCGCCGACCGGATCAAATCGGGCGTTTTCCAGATGACCCACATGACCGCCCAGCGCGGCGCCTTGAAGCACGATGACCGGATCGACGTGCTGGCCTTGGCGGTGGATTACTGGAAGCAGCACATGGCTATCGACGCCGCACAGGCCGAGGCCGACCATCGCAAGAAGCTGGATCGCGAGTTCGAGAAACGCTTCTTCGCGGGCACCGCGAGCGGCCAGCTATTGAATAAAACTGGCCGACAGCGCGGCGCCGGAAGGCGGATGCATTAGGCTGCGATGCGGAAGGCGATCTCGTCGAAAAGGTCGTCGATGACCAAGACCGGCTTCTCGCGCTCCGAACGGCAAGCCGCAGAGAGCGTGACGACGTTCGACTTCTCCGCTTTGGCGGCTTCCTTCGCCGCCTTCTCGCGCTCCTTGAATGCGCGATACTCGGCGCGCTTACGTTCCAGCACATCGGACAGCTTGGACGCCGAGGCCGCCTCGACCGGCGCAGCCTCGACGCGGATGTCAAAGTCCGCGTCAGGCGCCGCAGCACGAATGCGAGCCTCCGTGTTTTCGAAGAAGCGGGGGTCGATCTCCATGCCGATGAAGTGACGGCCAGCTTGCAGGGCGGCGACGCCCGTCGTGCCCGATCCCATCGTGCAGTCCAGCACCGTGTCGCCTTCGTTCGAGAACGTGCGGATCAGATAGTCCATGAGCGCAACCGGCTTCTGGGTTTGGGGCGCATTGCCCTTGCCCTTCACCTTTTCCCGCTGGCCGACGCTCGGGAAGAACAAGATCGAAGTCGGCCAGTTCGTGTGAGTTTGATTGCGGCCCCGCTGCGCGGACGGCCCACTCAACTTGTAGAACGTATCCTTGTTCAGGCTGTTGCGGGAAGTCACAGGCTTGTCCAGTTCGACCAGACCTTGCGGATTGTAGGTCGGGTGAACCTTCGCGTTGTTCCCCATGCCGCCCTTCGCGAAAACCAGAACATCCTCATGCTCCGCGAGGACGCGATAGTCCTTGTGCAGATGCTGGGTCTTGCGCGTCTTCGCCCAGACCATCGAATAGCAGTAGAGGTCGAGAGCCGCCGCGATCAGCGCGGCCGAGAAACGACCCTGCGCGGTCATTACGATATTCCCGGTAGGCGAAAGGATGCGCCGAAACTCCGCGAACATCTTGTCCATCGGGACGATCTTGTCCCACGCCTCGACCGACACCCCGTAGGGCAGGTCCACAGCAATCAGGTCCACGGACTCGTCCGCCAGCTTCGTCATTGCCTTGAGGCAGTCAGCGTTGAACAGCGTCGCCTTGACCGCCTGACGCTTCACCGGCACCGGAGGCGCAAGCGTCTCGACGGTGCAGTTCAGACGCTCCGCAGCCTTCGCGTTATAGCCCGCGTCCAGTTCGATCCCGATGTAGTGGCGACCCGTAGCGCGCGCCGCGACACCCGTCGTGCCCGATCCGCTGAACACATCGCAGATGATGTCATGCTCGGGCTTGAGGTGTTCGAAGATACGACGCGGCAGTTCGACCGGCATAGGCGCCGGATGGTTCGGATCGATCTTCGCAGTCGGACGGATCGACAGCACGTCGAACAGCTTGCCCGCAGTAGCAAACTTGAACTTCGGCTTCGCCAGCAGGTGGATGAACTCGAAGCTCGGGTTCAGGAAGTTCTTGTTCGGCGTATACGCCGCCTGACGATGCCAGATGATCCGCTGGCGCAGATGGTCGAGAACGTCAGCAGGGATCAGTTCTTCGGGCGTCAGGAGACGACCCTTAAAGGGTTGGTCCTTGTGCTGAAAGAAAATCGCGCCGTCGTCCTTGAGGACGCGCCAGCACTCCGTCAGCAGGTCGTGCATCCACTCGACGTAAGCGGCATGGGTCAGGTCGTCGCCGAACGAGGCGTAGCCCTCGGCCAATTGAGCGTTCCACAGCGCACCGCCGCACTTATCGCCACCGGGGCGACGCTTGTTGTAGGGCGGCGAGAAGAAGAAGATCGAGACGGACTTCGACGGCTGGGCCTTGAGCCATTGCAGCGAGTGGCCCGTCACCAGACGCGCCGTGCTTCCCTCGGCGAATGCCGGATCGGGGACAGCGGCAAAACCTCCGCGAGCGATCTTCTTGGTCGTCAAATCCGGGTCTCCGTAGCAGCGATAGATGTCTATCAAGCTGCCACAGGTCGCCCACTCGTCAAGCATATTTGCCCAACTATTTCAGTGACTTATGAAACCCACATCAGTCCGCAACGCCACCTTCTTTCATGATCTCATAGAATTGGGAGGCGTCAACCAAATCGGCCGAAACTACTTCTTCGCCGGAGCCTTGCGAGCCTTCACCTCCGACAGCTTCGCAGCCGTCAGAGCCTCGACCTTGGCGGACAGACCGGCGACGGTGGCGCGCAGGGCCGCGATGTCGCTCGACAGAACCATCGTGCGCGAATGGAACTCTCCATCACGCCGGTCCAGCTTCAGTCGAAGCGTCTCGACATCTTCGGCGAGGGCGCGGCTGGAGATCAGGTCTTGCAGACAGTTCATGCGAATTTGGCATTGAGCCGTGTTGTCCGATTGAACGCGCTCGATGGTCGCCATGCGAGCGTTGGCCTTCACGATGTGGTCAGCCAAAGCCGCGTTGGTGTCCTCGGAAGCGAGACGCAGCGAGGCGACTTCAGTCGAGAGTTTAGGCAGGTCGATGCCGCCGGTCAGAAGGGAAAAAATTCTCATGCTGATATTTAGTCAGCGGCTCCAAACATTCTCTCCAGCCAAAACCAGCGGAGAGCATGTTTGCGTTGGTTATAATCACCCCGCATGACCACCAGATTGTCAGGATGGTGAACGCCGCCGTTCGCATAGGCGACGATATGATCGACATGATATGGAACGCCGACGACATTCGTTAGCAGGGCGGCGAGTTCATACATCTCTGCGATCTTGGCGCATTCCTCGGGCGTCAGCGTGGGTGACTTCTGTTTTGCGGCACGGCGTCGGCCAGCATACTCGCTGGCTTTGGCGGGGTTTCGAGCAACCCAATCTTGCCGAAGGTGCTTGACCTTCTCCGGGTGCCGATCTCGATACTGGCGCGAAGCCTCGCGGGATCGTTCCGGGTTTCTGTCACGCCAACTCTGTGCGCGGGCGCGGTCTACCTCACGACACCCGTCAAGGTCAGCTTGGCGAAGCCGTGCCCTATAATCACGCAGCGGGCCGCTTACCCGCATATTCGCGCACGGCTTGCACAGCCTGTTCTTCGCTTTCTGGAAACTGGCATACCAGTTGGTCTCATTGAGTGTGCTTCCGCAGCATCGGCAAACATCCGTCATGCTGATATTTAGCCAGCGACGATCCGAGTAATGCTCGGCCAGAACCGCAATCAGAGAGGCAGGATCACAGCCCGCACATAACCCATATGGCCGTCGGTCGTCGGCAGGATGACGAACTCGTCCGTAGGCCGGTTGATGAGATCGCGGACAAGCTCCGTGAACTCTTCCGCATGGTCATTGTCGCGAACGAGAATGAAGCCGCCGTCGCCGGTCGGCTCCACGTTGTAGGCGGTCGAACCCGCCTTAAGGCGTTCCAGCAAGCGTCCCATAACGTCGGTTATTAAAACAGATTGGCTCGATTGTCCAGCTTGACCACCAATCCGAACGTCAGGCTTGAACCTCCATCAAGTCGCTGAACCGGGTTGTGTATCTGGGCGACCGATTGTTCGCCCGCGTTGACCAAGGCGTCTTCGGACGTATGCCGCCGGGCCGCAGCGTTCCCCGACCGAAGCGAGCGTTCACCGCATCAAGCGCGGTCATCAGCTTCTCGGACTTGATCGGATCGACAGTCGGCAGAAGGTCACGCGGGGCGTCCCCCACGGCGTGAAGGTCCAACAGGATGATCCCGCACTTGGCGTAGCTTAAGCCGGGCTTCCACATGGACTGTCCCGCCCGCACGGCCTGACGGATCAGCGAGAAACTGTCGTTCGTCGGCTCGACGTCAAAGGATCGCTGGGCGTTGAAGAAAGGCTCTTTGGCGTGAGGGTTCGTATGAAAGAACACCTGCATCGCCGTCGCCGCCAGCCCGTGCTTCCGACACTTCTCCGCAGCGCGTGAAGCGTGGGCCGCAAGTGCCTCGCGCATGTCCTCCCAAGTCTCGACCGGCCGTCCGAACATCCTCGTCACGCTGACGGTCTGACGCTGGCTGGGCGCCAAGGTCAGGGGCATACACGACACACCGTTGAGTTCAGCATGGGTCCGCTGGCCGGTGACGGTCATGAGTTTTCGAACGCTCGCGCTTGGGAGCGCAGCAAACTGCTCGACCGTGTGGATGCCAAGGTTGTTGAGCTTCAGTTGAGACGCGCCGCCCACGCCCCAGATTTCGTCGATAGGCATTTCCTTGAACGCCTGACGCCGGGCGTCGAGGTCGCTGAAATCCGACACACCGCCAAGGTCTGGTCGGCTCTTGGCGTGCTTGTTCGCCAGCTTCGCCAGCGTCTTCGTCGTGCCAATCCCGATGCAGGTTGGAATCTTGGTGACGCGCCTGACGCGCTCCCGCACCCGGCGGCAGTAGTCCGCCCTCGCGAACTGCGTCAGGTCCAAGAACATCTCATCTATCGAATAGGGTTCGACCCTCGCAAAGCTCTCCGACAGCACCTCGTAAACCCGGCGGCTCATGTCGCCATACAAGGCGTAGTTGCTGCTCTTGGCGATGACGTTCCGATACTCCGGCTTCCGTTTCGATAGGTGCCAGACCTCGCCCATCTTGATCCCGAGGGCCTTGGCTTCGGCCGATCTGGCGATGGCGCAGCCGTCATTGTTCGACAGCACGATCACCGGCTTGCCGATCAGGGTCGGGTCAAAAGCCCGCTCGCACGAGACATAGAAGTTGTTGCCGTCGATCAGGCCGAACATCAGACATCGGTTCGCACGAGGGCCGCGATCATCGCCCAGACTTCTGTCTCGTCGGAGACAGGTGCAGGAGCGTGGTTCGACGGTTCAAGCCACCACTGGCCATCCTTCTCTGTGAGGATCGCGAGGACCACATCACCGTGCAGGAACGCTACGCAGACCTTCCCCGACTGTGGCTCCGCATCGGAGTTCACCACGAGAATGTCGCCGCCGTGAATACCACGGGCGCGCAAGCCGTCGCCCTTCACCCTGACCGCGTAGCGTTGGGGACGCCGTAGCTCCAATAGCTCGGCGAGGTCGGGGACCGCCTCGATGTGATCTTGGGCCGGGCTTTGGAAGCCTGTCGTCTCGTCGCCCTTGTAAGCCCGCGCCGTCATGTTGGGCGATCAGGCTTCTTCATTGCCTCAAGGGCCTCGCGGTAGCGGACCTTCTGGAGCGCGTCGGCGATCTTCGCCTCCGTCCGCTTCTTGGCGGCGGCCCATTGCACGGGAGTGGGTTGGCGATCTTCGGACATTGGGAGACAATGTTCTTGTCTTGTTCTCATTGCAAGATGGAGTCTGGAGCCGATTGAAAATTGGGTCGCGCATCCGAAGTGGGGAATAAGCGTGTGCCGCAACTGACAGCCCCCCGGTGGGGGTATCGTCCGGGGATCGTCTGGCCCGGCGCCGCCCGGCGCGGGACGACATAGGCGATGCGCGCGGACCCTCGTTTCCGATTCCGACGCGATGCCTCGCCTAACATCCTGACATCGTTGGCAAACAATCCCACTATAACCGGCAATCGACTGTCGGACGCATCGTGCGGGCGACGTTCAAGATAGGACGTGTGCGGACGATTGTGCGCGCGACCGTTGACGCGAGAGTTAGACCCTGCGGTTTTTCGGAATTAGATGCTTTGAACGAAAGATTGCGCTTGACACGTCATCGGGAAGGGATTCTAACGGCGGTCATTAGATGCTTTGGAGCAATGATTATGAGCGTGTCTCAAGAGTTCTCGCACCTGATCCACCTGACCGCAGGACACTGTGACCTGACTGTCTGGGTTCGCCCTGACACGGACCTCGACAGCCGGTTTGAGGCCATCTGTGACATCAGCGGCGAACGCCTTTCGATCAACGGGTGGATGTTCGTCGTCGTCGATAGCGACGAGGGGCTGGATGACTACCGCAACGGTGAGGAAGCCTTCGCCTTGGATTACGAGATGTCGCTGATCCGTGACTAACCCTTTCCCAAATAGATGCTTTGAACCGATCAATAGGTAAACGACATGAAAGCTGACATCTACCAAACCGTCACGGATTCCATCATCGGCATGCTTGAGGCGGGCGTGAAGCCTTGGGCGCCCGGCCACAACGCGAAGGCTTGCGGTCTGCCGGTCATCCCGACGCGGGCGAACGGCGAGGCGTATCGCGGGATCAACGTCGCCCTGCTTTGGGGCGCGGCCGAAATGAAGGGCTATCGCCATCACACTTGGATGACCTTCAATCAGGCCAAAGAGCTTGGGGGATGCGTCCGCAAGGGTGAGCGCGCCACGCCAATCGTCTATTGGGGCACCTTCAAGGCTCAAGCCGATGACGCGGACGAAGGCGACGACGGCAAGGCCCGCCTGTTTGCCAAGGGCTATTCAGTTTTCAACATCGAGCAAATCGACGGCTTGCCGGAACGGTTTTTTGAACCGGCGACGGTGGAGCCTTCGGAAACCCGCATCGCCAAGGCCGATGCTTGGGCGGTCGCAACGGGCGCCGACATCAGGCACGGGGGAAGCCAAGCCTTCTATTCGCCCAAGGGTGACTTTGTGCAGGTTCCGCCCTTCGCGGCGTATGGCGAGCCGGAACGCTACTATTCGACCTTGTGCCATGAACTGACGCATTGGAGCGGCGCGAAGGCCCGGCTTGATCGCCAGTTTGGAAAGCGGTTCGGCGATAAGGCGTATGCGTTCGAGGAATTGGTCGCTGAATTGGGCGCGGCCTTCTCCTGCGCCCGCCTTGGGATCGAGAACGAAACGCGCGAGGATCACGCCTCCTATCTGGCCTCATGGCTGAACTTCCTGAAAGCCGACAAGCGCGCGATTTTCACAGCGGCGAGCAAGGCTCAAGCCGCTTGCGACTACCTTTTCGACCTCGCCGAGAAGGCCCCAGAAACGGCCGTAGAGCGGCCTTTCCCGCCCGCTGGCGTCATATGTCTGCCCGACCTCTCGGGAGGCGTCAGCGAGCCGGTTTCGGCCCCTGACGTGGAAGCTGCTAACCGCCTGACGCGAGCCGCTTTGGTCGCCGCCGCACGGGAGGCCGTCGCCCTGAACGATGATGACGGCGATGATGATCCGACGCCGCCTGTCGCACCTGCACCGGCTCCCGTCTCGACTGGCGTTGCAGCCGGGTTCCTGTCGCGGCTTACCGCTTTCAAGGGAGGGCGCGTCCGGGCGCCTTCCCGCGTCGCGGCTCGCAAGGCCAGAACCGTTGACGACATCGTGGCGGACCTGACTCCCGAACCGGTCGCCCGGCCTTTCCATCCCCGACGCGATCCGAGCTTGTGCGAGTTCCTGTCGATCCGGGGCATCTGCGACGATGGCGGGGAGCTACAGGCCCGCGACCTCGACCGCTGGCATCGCGAGGCGCCGTTCCGGCGCAAGCTTGTCCGCGCCGATGGCGTGTCCCTTGAGCGGGCTGCGATGATGGCTTGGGAGGCGGGGTATTTCGATGATGTCGCCGTCCCGACGATGGATAGCAGCGATAACATGCACCCGGTCACGCCAGAGATGTTGATCGCGGCCATGGATCGCGAACTGCGCGACGACTACGCCCATGTTTGGGGCGAGCATGATGCGGAGTTCTTCGCGTGAAGGGGCGGGGCAAACGGGCGACCAACTGGTCGCCCCTATCGGCCGAGGCGCGAGCCTTGATCGCCGAGGGTGAACGCTTCACTTGGCGGGCTTGGCGCGATGGCGTCCTGATCTGCGAGCGAGTCGGCGTCGCCCTTGCGGATGAAGTCGAGGCGGCGCGTAATCTGGCGGCTCGCGAGGGCTGGACCTTTGAGGCCGACGACGGACTGGCGTGGGGCTATGTCAGTCTATCCGATGGCGCGGCTGCACAGCGTTGCGCGTTCGGCGTCGCGCAGAGTCCGCCCGATCTCTTCACGGTCCCGCACGGGCTTGAGCCTCCCGAACCGTCCCTTGATCCTTCGCAGAGGGACTTGTTCAGATGATCGCCCTGACCCTCTTGGACCGTCGCACGTCCGAACGCTTCACGGTGATCGTCTGCGAAGGCTGGAAGCCTGACGCCACGATCTATGACGTTGTGCGACGGGCGGTTCTGCCCGTGGGGTTCGTCGATCCGCGCCGGTGATGTCTGGCCCGCCATGGTTTTCCGTGGCGGGCTTCGCCCTGTCATCAGCGCATTTACTCCACGCTCCGCGTGACCGTTGAGGGGGAGGAATGTCGCCGAGGATATGGGGTTTTGATGACAGGGAGCGGATGCGACCACATCTCGACATGGGGTGATTGGATGGGTCGAGCAGCCCCGCCGACCTGCGCTGCGCTTCATTCGACGAGGCGGCTCTAACCCATCCATTGGCGTCGGCTGTAGGGCGCCGACACCAAGCCGATTGAGTTATCGCTGTGCCGATGGCTGGACGAGGAAACCTTTGTCAGTGCGAAATTGGACAACGGGAAGTCGTCGGCGCCAAGCCGAACGGCTTCTGGATGGCGGGTTCGCCTCGGGGTTCGAGCAAGGCGAAGAACGCCGATGCGGAACCCGTCATTCTTGTCATCAAAACCTTCTATAAGTAAGTGCGCTGATGACAGGCCGATTTCGGAGCCAAGACGGGAGCCGGATTCTTGTCATCAAAACCTTCTATAAGTAAGTGCGCTGATGACAGGCCCAATCCGGCCAGTCGAAAGATATGGACTTAACCGGGTCCGATGTCGGATAACTAAAGCAACGAGAGGGGCGCCGGAAGTCATGAGCCGGTGAAAGGGTATGTCACCGCCCGCCCTCTCGCATTGCTTTCGGTGACGGTGATTTGCTTTGGACATTTTGTATTCGGCCGACCAGTGCGGGGCCGGGAAAACGACATGGGCGATTGATCGCATGGCCTCGCCCGGCCGCTACGTCTTCGTCGTGGATCGTATGGAGATCGCGACCCAGCGTCGGAAAGAACTGCTGGCGCGCTGCGACCAGTTGGGGCGGACGCTCCACATCGAGACGATTACGACCGACGACGACCCCAAGGGCGTCGGCAACGTCGGGCGCCGCATCCAAGAGGCGGGCGCCGAACTCTCTGGAAACCTGCATTGCGTGGTGATCGTGACCCATGCCGGGATGACCCGGTGTAGGGACTGGAGCGGCTATGCGCTCTGGGACGCCATCATCGTCGATGAAGTCCCCAAGGTGCTGGATCGTGAGGACCACGCGGGCGGACGGTTCTGGGGCCATGCGCTGGAAAAGTTCTACACCCTGACATCGACGGACATGCCGGGCGTGTCCCGTGTCGGGTTTGCGGGCGGACTGTCGCCTTCTGAACTGCCTGACGACCTTCGCACCTTTCACCAGCGGGTGATCGCTGGCGAGGCTTACGCCAACCTGACGGCATGGTCAGACCTCGACACCGGGCCGTGGTTTTCGTGGCGCCTTTGGGACGTGACGACGCTGGACGAGATGTTCGGCGAGGTCATCTTCCTTGCAGATAGTTTCGACCAGTCCGAGACGTTCCACCTGATGTCCTTGAACCCTCGGGTCAGGTTCAAGCGGTTCCGGGTCAAACAGGCCCGCGCTTGGGCGCCGAGGCCGGTGACGATCCGCTACGTCAGCGCGGATCGTGTCGCCGCGTCATCCCGGTTCAAGAGCGATGTTCACGGCGCCGACATGGCGAAGGTCTGGGACTGGCTCGGGCAAGAGGCGGACCCGCTGCACCTCTGGACGGCCAACGCCGGTGCCAAGGTGACGGCCGACATCAAGGGCGAGCGGGTCACGCCCAAACAAGCCGGGTCCAACAAATGGCGGACGTGGCACAAGGCGTCGGCGATCTACGCGGCCAAGCCCTCGCCGATGGAGCGGAAGTTCTACGCCCTGCTCGGGATCGAGGCCGACGTGATCGTGGCCAGCCGGGAAGCTTACGACCTCAACCAGTTTTTCATGCGAACATCTCTTCGCGATCCGGCATCGACGGCGCCGGTCGAACTGCGCTGCTACGACCGGGTTCAGGCCCAGACCTTCGCCGACAAGCTGGCCCAAGACTACGGCCTGACGGCTGACCTCGTGCATGACGACATCGGCCTGACACTGGCGGCGGTGAACCGGGGCGGGCGTCCGCCCAAGAACGGAAAGGTCAGGATGTCAGCAGACGAACGGCGGGCGGCGAACGCGGAAGCACAGCGACGGCGGCGCGGGAAACTGGCCGCATAAACTGCACGGGTTTTGTGCGCGGGCGCGGGCTGTGTCAGCGAAACGGCCCCGGTTGATAAATAAAAATATCAACCGCGAGCAGGGTGAAGACTGCGACCGGGCCACAGTTTCGAACAGGATTCTCCCGTCAGGTTCAAAAGGAAATGGCTCGCTGGCTTCACCCGGCGAGCCTTTTTCTTTGGTGACAACAATGGAGATTTGGAAGCCGATCCCCGGCTCAAACTATGAGGCTTCAAGCCTCGGGCGCATCCGCAGCCCATGGAGAACCCTAAAGCTTTGCGCTCACCCGCTTGGCTATCAGATCGTCGGCATTCGTTTCGACCGTGATCCGAGAGTCAGGAGCTATACGGTTCACAGCCTTGTAGCCCTCGCGTTTCACGGCCCTCGGCCGGAGGGTTTGGACATCGCCCACGGCAACTGTGTGAAGACCGACAACCGGCCGTCCAATCTTCGCTACTGCACCCGTTCAGAGAACATGCTCGATAGCGTGATGATCGGCACGAAGATGGGCGGCGCCGGTTCAAAGGCTTACCCGTGGCAACGTCTCGACATCGGCGAGACTTTCGTAGCCAACCCTGTAGCCCGCGCCAGCATTGTGAACTGCGCTTGGTATGCAGGTCGTCGCACCGGGCGGAACTTCAAGGTTTCCAAGCCAGCGAACGACGACGGTTCTTGGACCGTCACGAGGGTCGCGTGATGGATCGCACGGCTGACATTGAACGCGACCGCGCGTTGACCGAATACTTCCAAGCGCAAGACGCTATCGCGCAGCACATGCAAAATGGCGGGACGCTGACCTATCAGGGTCAGTTCGTGACAGCGCAGCAAGCCGCCAGCATCGCGATCAACAACTATCAGGCTTACGTCGCCTCGACAGCGGCCAGATACCGTCGAGACAAGCTGGACCGCCTCCGCGATTGGGACCAACTGAACTCGGGGCTGCTGCACCAACTCTGGGCGATGATCCGGGGGCGCGCATGAGCCGCTACCCCGACGAACAACTGACGCCCCGGATGCTGGCCCAGAAGCTCGACCTCTTCCGTCGCGCCGACGCCAACGCCCAGAACACACGATCCGAGATCAGCAAGACGCGGACGCGGCTGCACGAGCTTGAAAATTTGTTGGTCACGCTTGAGGACGAGATCACGGAAGCGGCCGAGTTCGCCCATGCCTACTTCCTGAAACACGGTTCGATGGATTGATGGCGCAATCTGCTATCAAACTTGTTGACAACAAGTTATGTAAATGTTGTAAACCGTTTTAACAGGGGCGGGATGGTTCGCCCTTTGTCAGAAAGGACGCAACATGACCTACCCCAATCCCTATCAGACAGAAGCTAACGGCGAACTGAAGCCCGCCGTCAGAAAACGTATCCACATAGTCCGTGACCTGCTTGGCTATAGCTGGGCCGATCTCGGAGCCGAGTTCGATTTCTCGAACACGTTCGTCCACGGCATTTCCCGTGACGACAATCCGCAGCGCATCCGGTCGAAGCACATCGAAGGACTGATCCGTTCGCTTGAAGCTCTGGAGGTAAAAGCGGGCATATCCAATGTTGCGCCCACCGCCGCCAAGGCATCGGCCAAGGCCGCGATCTCGGACCTCACGCTCGAAGAACTGGTCAACGCCATTGCCGCCAAGGGCTTTGCCGTGACGATCTCGCCCAAGTCGGCTTAAAACCATCTGTTGCGTCCTTAAGGGGTGCGTCGCGAGACGCGCCCCTTTTGTTTGACCTAAAGAGTCATCGGCGCCATCATGCGTTCAAAGCATCTAATCAAGAACGCCCATGACGCTTCAATTCGCTGCTCAATGCGCCTTCGTGTTCGTCGTCTTCTGGCTGATCGGCGACTGGAAATGGCCGGGGAAACTGGTCGCCGCGATGCTTCGTCCGTTCGGGTTTCACCGCCTCACGGACCTTGAGCATTTGCGTCTGGTGAATGAGCGGAGGTCCAAGGAGTGACCGACACGCTCGATATGTTCATTGAGCATAAGGCCAAGCCGACGCATCCTTTGCGCCTCGTGCAAAAGGATTCGCCCATGGCCTCGATCAAACCTCACGTCTGGACCTTCACCCTTTTTGCGGCTGCTCTCCAAGAACTTGCCAGCGAACTCCCGCCTCGGGTGACGGTGCGCCAACTGTTGACCTTCGCCATGATTGTCGAAGAGGTCGGAATGGGTCGGAACTCGACAATCGCGCACATCCGCGAAAAGGCCGGGAGCGACAAGCATGGCGAAGAACTGCTCGGTCAGTCCATCGGCCGCAGCTACCAACTGTTTCTCAAGCCGACGAAGAAAGAGCCTGACGCTCTCGGCTGGGCTTACGTCGAAGAGAATGAGGACGACCGCCGCGAGAAGTTTCTCCGCCTGACGCCGGAGGGTGAAGCCGTCGCGCTCAAACTCGCGCGCATCTTGAAGGAAAAGCCGTGAAGGTCAGCGAACTCCTGCGCTACTGCGAACTCCATGAATGGCGCGGCCTCCGGTCCAAGGCCACGCTCCGCACCAACATCAAGCACCTCAAGGCTCTGATCGGCGACGAGGTCATTGCTGACCTGCACTACACCCGGCTCAAGAAGCTGGCTTCCGACCTTGAGACGCACGGCCGGAAGGCGGCGGCGCCCGCGACCGTCAAACGCAAGCTGGACACCCTGTCCAACGCCCTGACCATCGCCACGCGGATGACGAACGACGATGGCTCGCCGGTCCTGAAAGCCAAGCCGACCTTCCCGACGTTCGACATCGACAACATCCAAGAGCGCACGATCTCGGATGCGGAACTGGCGGACATGTTCGAGGTCATGGCCGCCCGGCGTGAGGCCGAGCCGCACCGCGACTGGACCCGGTTTGACGCCTTCATGCGGTTCCTGTTGGCGACGGCCTGTCGCCGAGGCGAGGCTTTGCGGGTCTGGCCCGGCCACATCGAGCAGCGTGGCGCCCGACACTTCGTGATCTTCGAACGCTACACGACCAAGAACAAGAAGCCCCGGATCGTGCCGCTGTCGGCCGAGATTGTCAGGCTGCTTCCTGCGTTGCGTCTACAGGCGGGCAATGGCCCGCTGTTTCCGTTCACGGCCTCGACGCTCTGGGGAATGTGGAAGGCGGTTCGCGAGGACATGGCGGCGCGAGGCCACGACTTTTCTCTGGTCCGCTACCATACGACCCGCCACACGACCCTGACCAAGGCCATGAAGCGTCACCCCATCGCTCTCGTATCCAAGCTGGCGGGCCATGCTTCGATCAACATCACCGCCACGCGATACGGCCACCTGTCGGCCGACGACCTCGTGGATATGGTGGACGAGATCGCGGCTTAA